AGCAACGATAACGTTACGCTGGTTCATTACTTCGTAATCTTGCTCAACATTTACACCACGCAGACGTGGGATAGCAAAGTTACGAACGTTGACTGCCAGGCCAACACAAGCATTGTCAGCTTCCGCTGGGAAGTTGTCAGATACGATTACGGGCGTACCGAAAATCGCACCTACCTGACCGGTCAGCTTGGTAGCAACGTCAGAACCTACATCAGTGATATCGGCGAAGCCGGCATCAGCGATCAGGTCATAGTAACGCTTCTGAGATACAACGTATACCAGCTCATCAGGCATCATGCCATACTTACCCATCAGCTTACGAGCAGACAGGAAGTCAGCAGCGTCTACTGAAGTAGTAGCCAGAGCAGCGGCAGATACAGAAGTATCAAAGATATTAGTACCTGCAAGCTTAATCAGACCGTCAAAGTCGTCAGAGCCAGCAGTGTCGTGGTTCAGCAAAGCATCGTCTACAGCGCGAGCGTGTGAACGTGCAACTGATTCTACGAGCATAGGCATCAGATTGATCAGGATTTCCTCGTCAACGTGGTTATCCATCAACGTGGTTGAAATCAATCGGTAAGCCTTCAGGACTACCTGAGCAGGCTGAGGAGCAGCGCCGCCTCGAGTCTGCAAGTTACCTGAAGTAGCTGCACCAGTCTGGAATGTAGCCAGACCTGTATCCTGTTGGATAGGCAGTACTTGAGCCTGTGAGTTGATCTGGATCTCACGGAACGCACGAGCCAGTCGCAGTTCACGCATGATTTCCTTCTCAATTTGGCTAGATACTTCAGTGGCGATGTTGGGAGCAGAAGATGAATAAGTTACACCAGCTTTCTCAAGGATACCGCGACCGTATGAAGTGTCTTCCATGCCTTTACCAGTCATTACACCCAGCAGGTGAGCGTGCATGAACTCTTTGCCCCACTTAGAGATTGAATCGCCTTCTGAACGATCAGAGAATACACGCTTAGACTCACGCATTTTGGTGATTTCTTCGCTCTTCTCTTCCAGTTGCTTCTGATACGACAGAATTACTTCGTCGATCTTAGCATCTTTCTCAGACAGCTTAGCTTCGATGTCAGCCATCAGGCGCTCAGCACCTGACTCAACACCAACGCTTACAGCGGCCTTAACTTCTTCTTCTTGAGCAGCTTTTTCAGCAGCTTCTTGAACTGCCTTCTCTTCTGCTTCTTGAACTGCCTTTTCTTCGGCAGCCTTTGACTCAGCTTGCTTCATAGCGATCTTAGCAGCAGTCTCCTCTGCTACTTTCTTCGCAAAAGCTTCCAAGTCGATTTCGGGAGTTTTTACTTCTTCCGACATTTTGATCTCCTCTTTCGCGGAAATTTCCGCTTCGTCCGGTGTTTCACTAGCTACCGATGAATTTTCATCCTTAGCCAGAGACTGACCGGCTAGATCTACACGATTGGTGAAAGTTTTCTTGAATTCATTGTACTCTTCAATAGAGTCAAATGACTTCGCCAGAGAAAAAGTTGCTGCTTGATTACAGGGTACGGAAACAACCGACACCTCAAACAACTCAGCATCCTTAATCTTTAATCCGTCAGTTTCCGTTAGATAATCAGCATCCTTGACTCGGAAACCAACAGAAAAAGCTCCAAGAATGCCTTCTTTTACAAGTTGCGCCACATGATCCGGCGCGGATTTAGAAATTTTAGCCTTCAACTCAAGACCGTTTTCAGTGACTTTAAGTCCTGTTGCGCGTCCGATCGGCTTGTTATAGTCATGATTGAAAAGAATAATAGGATTCTTCTCAAAGTTGTTCAGACCACCCTTAGTCCAAGCTTCTGCGTCGATTGTATCACCAGCACGATCAAAATCACTCGTACTCGCCATACCACAGATGTGAACTCCTCCATCATCCTCATCGAGAGCTTTGAAAGTGGAGGTAAGATTAAAAATCTTTTCCATTAGTCTTCACTCTTTTCTTCTGCCGGAGCAGCCTTGCTCAGAGCTTCTAGTGGATCTTTTTTCGGCTCTGGTGCAGGTTTCGGAGCAGGTGCTGGCTCCGGTTTCTTACCCAATTCGGGGTGCTTCAATTTAAGAGCATGAGTAAGATATTTCCATGCCTTAAAACTTCTTTTTACCGAAATAGCGTGAATAGCTTCTTTCGGTCCTACAATATTCACATATGATTTGTAGTCAATATCAAGAGGTAGCTCAAACTCTTTAAAGTGCTTATATGCTGTATCTAGCACAAGTTGCTTTTGTCGAACTGCCATTAATCTTCTCCTTCTTCAATAGGGCGACCGCCCTCGTCTGGATTTGTTGCACTTCCTGCAATATTTGCAGGTACTCTTAAGTCATCAAATCCTTCAATCAGCTCGAAGTTAAGTGCTTCACGAGCTTCGTTTGGACTAATAATGCCAGTATTAACAAGAGCTGAGTAATACTGTGCTTGATCTCGAAGTTCCGGCTGCAGTGCTGGAATTTCAGTTACATCTTCAGTTAATTCAAAACCAAAATATCTTTCAAGAGCAAGGTTAATTTTTTGTACAATGGGAAGAATTGTCTCAAGGTAGTACATTCGCATATTTGGGCGAAGATTTGCATTATTACCTGAGTCAAGCATGATCGGGGGTATACCCAGAGCTTTTAGAATAATTTTCTCATTTTCAGAAATTGCCGCTTGAAAATCTAATTCTCTGAAGTTTACATTTGAAATGGAATCTACTTCAATTCCGCCATCAAGTATGAGAGGTCTGCGACCCCCTGCATCAGGACGGTATCGAGCTGTCCAAGATTGAATCATGCGCTCTTTAATTTTTTCAGACAAGGTGTTAGGAGACTTAAGTACAAGACCCGGAACAGCTCCATTCTTAAAGAAGTTGTCCTGGAAGTCCCGCATATTCTTCATAAGAACCATTGTCCGGAGCGCAGGCTTCAATCGAGAAACTCCTCTATAAATTGAGTAGAAAGAGTTTTCCTTAATATGAATAATCTCACTCGGAGAATAATTCACGCTTTCATTATAAGTAAACCTATCAATATAAGTTGTTTCACTTGCATGAATAGTCATTTTACTTGCAGGCAAGTGATAAAGATGTACTCCATCGAAGTAAATAAAGACGTTTCCATCTATAATATAATCTGTAATTAGATTCCGACGAAATGTGCTAATATCCTGAAAAAGGTTTGGTTCTTTGTTCAAAAGAAGATTTACTCTTGAACGTTTAATGCCTTTTGCTACACTGTTTCCAGGAGATTGTAGTCCAACTTTTACATCAATCTCTGCACAATCATCTACAATCATATTTACGCCACGATTAACGATTTCTAAATCTTCATACGCTCGCTCATAGCTAAACGTAGGCTCTCGTGACGAGATAGTTTTCTCGGTAAAGTATGGCTGTGCAGGATTTAACTTTTCCTCCACATCTTTATTCTGCCAAAAGTTATACCAAGCCATGCTTTCCTCTTTGAATCTCTACCCAACGTTTTTGTTTAGGCGCTGAATGTAGTGTTGGGTTACGCCCATAAATTGAATGCAATTTTAAGTGGTGCGCATGACATATTGTGACAGTTTCATCGTATAACTCTTCAATATGTTCATTAATAAACTCATCTCGAAAGTCCCTTATATCCTCCATGTGGTAGCCTTTTTCTTTAACCCACTTTTGAAGGAGAGGACTTAAACTGTAATAGTGATGAAAGTCAAGTTGAGCGTCAGTGCCACAGATGTAGCATTCGCTTCCTTTCTCGTACCTTGCTTTTGCTTTGTCCCTTATATACTTTACGGGATCTCGTTTTAGCTCTGTCATCTTTGAATCTACTACTTTTTATTAACGAAATTATATCGTGGGGGAACTAAATTGTCAACTACTATTTTTCTCTGGTCCTATTAAAATCCAGTAGCTGAAGTTTCAAATGAGTATAGTGCATATCGAAGTGCATCTGCCATGTGCGATGCCATATTGTGCTTGGGCTTTTCTCGAGCCAGATTTGGATTTGGGTCCCACTGATATTGATCGAGTGCTGACATACTTTCTTTACAGCGCTGGTCTACGATAAGATTATCATTGTCAACAATGCCAGCCACATGAGCAATGCCGTCAAGAACAGACTTTTTGGCATTGGTGGTAGTAATATCATAATTCTGAGCAAAGTCAAATCGAGTTTGCTGAGCCGCTGAATCAATGAAGATATAATCGATGTCCCACTTTTCCATAAGTCTTCGAATCTCAACTGCGTGTTGTTCAGTAGTTTTTTCAGCATCTAAATATTCATCCAGTAGATAGTATTTATCACTATCCCAGTCATACCCTAAGACACAAAACGCCGTGGGATCGCGATACCCCACGTCAAGCCCTGCAAATATATCCATCTTCGAGGTATCGAGTTCTTCCAAGTTTTCGATGCACTCTTCATGATTGAAGTTCCAAATTTGTCCTTCGTAGGTATTGAAATCGGCTTCATATTCTTGTTTAAATTCTGCTTCGGACATACTCTTTCGAGCCTCCGTAATATCGCTTTCAGACATTCGAGGATTATCTTTATAAGTTGCTCGTATCGAAGCCCATTCTGCAAATTCATCTGTAAACCCCCTATTAAAAAATTCTGCAAACCAGTTGTTCTTTCCTCGCGGTGTAGAAATAAACAACGCTTTCGAATTATCTTTGTCAAGCGTAGGACGAAGTGCAACATTGAAGGCTTCTTTTCCATCCGCCAACGCTGCTTCGTCAAAAATAATAAGGTCGTAACTTCTGCCTACACAGGAATCGACCTGATTGATAGATCCCATTCGTATAGTTGATCCATTCGTCAACTCAATTACTTTATCTTTTGCATTATCCTTTGCGACTTCTAGATCAAAGTGTTTGATAAGTTGTCGTTGTAAGTCGAAAGAAATCTGAGACAAGGCGTAGTTCGGAGACATAATTAATATGTGTGAACCAGGAACTAGTGATACTAGTTGCCCAATTATATTTGCGATATACGTTTTGCCTTGCCTTCGAGAAATAGCTGCCGTGACAAAACGGTACTTATTGTTATTGATCGCATTTATGATCGCCATTTGAGACGGAAGAGGTGTTACGCCGAGTAGCTCCAAGTATGGGTCTACTGGAAGTTTGAGAAACCTCGTCTCAGATTGAAAATCAACAATTTGCTCGGAGACTAAGTCTCTTCTACTAATTTCTACCGCCATATTACCTTCTTATTTTTCTTTTGCTTTTCCAATATTTAATGCTAGTACGTCAATAATTTTATAAAACTTTGCCCATAGTTTATCGTCTACAGGCGTAGGGGTAGTTGCTGCAACTGCTGAACATACGCAACAAATTACAGGAAGTGCATATAGCACGTTAAAAACAGTTAAAATAAAATCAATCATTTACCTTTACTCCAAGCTTGCGCTCCGAAGAAGGCTGCTACAATACCTGCTACAGATACAAAGTAGACTGCGGCCATATCTCCAAGAATCGTCGCGGCTTGATGCAGATCAAAAATCTCTGTGCCCATTACTACACCGGGATAGAGTAGCATACCTGCAAGTGCAAACCAAGTCATTTTTCGCTGAGCATCTCGCATCGCGTCTGCATCTTCAAGCTCTTTTCGCTTAAACTCAAGATACATTGCACGCTCTTCAGCATCTACTTTATTGTCTCCGTTTAAATCTGCAGGATGATACCCACTCTTTTCAATTTCTTCTCCCATCACCACTTCACCTTATCTGCCCAGTATGCTGCGGACATCTTGCCTTTTGCAATATTCTTTGCATGACGAGCTTTGAAAGAAGCACGTTTTCGTTTCATTGCTTCACTCTCACCTGCTTTTGGCTTTCCTGCAGTTTTTGCGCCCTGCTGACCAAAGCGAATAGTTTTTACCTTTGATCCTACTTTTGCCACAACGATGTGTGACTTTTTTGGATGGCGGGGAGTACGCTTTGGCTTG